GAGCGTCAGTGGTGTATAAGGGACAGTTGTCGAAGTCGTCGTCACCGCCCCCACCGCCCCCGGCCAAGTCCTCACCTGGGTGCGCGCCGCCTTCTCCGCTCGCGGGGCCAACGCCCCCAACATCTGGCCCTACGCCACCCCGGAGGGATTCGGCTCCATGCGCGTCGAACCCGGGTCCCTGGCCGTCACCGGCGTCAACCCCGCCTACGGACTGTTCTCCGCCACCCTCAACCTCCGGGAGGTCTGGCCATGGCTGTAAGATTCTTCGGCGCCCCCACCACCGTCGCCTCCTGGTCCTACGATGAGGACGCCGTATCACTAGACCGCGGCGAATCCCCCTCCGGAACCGCCACCGTATCCGTCGCCGGCGCCGGCACTTACCAGCCCCACGACCTGACCCCGCTGCTCGGCAAAACACTCATCGTCCAAACCACCGACCACGGCCGGTCCGACATGACCGTCACAGACCTGACCATCGACGATGATTCTTGGACGCTCACCGGCGGATCCGGCCTGGCCGCGCTTAATCAGGTCGGCACCCTCAACCCCCAACACCGCACCGGCATCAACACCATCCTTCTGCGCTGCTACCAGGCGGTGAGAGCCTACGCCCCGCCCATCGACATGGACGACACCGTCAAAGACCTGCGGTTCAACATGCCCGGCGGACGAGACAACGTGTGGGCCATGCTGCGCCGCTTCCTCAGCGCCAACATGCTCGACCTGTCGTGGGCCGGACAACGCATCCACGTCACCACCCGCCCCGGGCGCACCATCTACCTACAGGATCGCACCAAGGCATCCACCGTGTCGTTGGAAGACGGGGCCAGGTCAAAAGAGATCCACGTCAACGTCTACCACCGCACCCCCTTAGGTGCCGACGACCGTGGTCTCATCTACCCGGTACGCGCCTCCATGTACCCGACCGCCGACACCACCTTCGGCGACGACGCCGACGGCAGCGTCATGACCGTCGGGGCCGGGGAGCGCACCGCCACCACCATCCACTTCGGCGCCGAAGTCACCTACGTCAACCAGCCGACCGTCGTCAAGCGCATCCCCTTCAAGAACGGCTCCCCCGACCTCACGGCCCTGCGCAACGGCCTATACGTGGTTGTCGGCAAAGACAACAAGCCGATCATGCCCGCCCAGTGGACAGACATGGGCGGCGGCCTGCGGGTGCTGCTCAACCCCGACAGGCGCAGCGCCGACATCATCTTCTCCGGCATGAACTACGAGCACCTCGCCCCCTACAGGCTGTGCGAATCCGACGGCAAAGTCGACCACCCCGCCCTCTACCTGATCGGCGGATTCGGCTCCTACGTCGACATCGAAACCCTCATCCTGCACACGGGCGCGAAGGGCACTGACGACATCACCACCATCGACAATCCCGCCATCGACACCCGCGCCAAAGGATGGGCCGCCGCCCAAGCCGCCGCAGACGCCCGCGTCGGAGCCACCATGACCCTCCAATGGAAAGGCACCCCTCCGGGCGAAGAGCAGATCTTCGGCACCCTGGTCGGCGCCCGCTTCTATTTCAAACGCCACTGGTGGCGTGTCGAATCCGCTTCCCTGAGTGAAGATGGCCTGTCGTTGGGGGCGGGTCTCCACCCGCTCCTGGCCGACTACAATCGTGTCTACCCGCAGGTTTCCGGACTGCCCCTCGCCGGGAGCACACTGCGGGACCTGTCAACCGTAGGGAACCTTTGAACCATGGCCTCGTTCTCCGCCTCCGTCTTCCCCGCCTCCAACCTGGCCCCCCAAGCGCAGGAGTGGCGGGCCGCCGTCGAACGGCGCGTCAGCATCCTCGAAGAACGCGACACCTCACGCGACGCCCGCAGAATCATGGCTCGGTGGGGGGCGACGCTGGGGGCCGCCAGCACCCTCGACGAGAAACTTGACGACCTGGCCACCCTGGCCGGCGCCGCCAGCGCCAAATCCGACGACGCCCTGTCCTGGCACGAGGTTCCGCCCGTCTCGCCCGGCCCCGGTGTCGACAACCCCGACATCCCCGTCAACCCGAACGCCACCTGGTACGTGTGCGAACTGTCCCCCGGCGGCGTGGGTGTCGACAAGGACCGTGTCAAGGAGGTGTGGCAGTGGAACGCCCCGGGCACGGAGTCCGGCGGCCAGATGGGCAAGTGGGTGCAACAGCGCTGGGGCACCGACACCCTGGGTGAGGGGGCTGTCGACTACAAGAACCTGGCCGCCGCCGCCCGCGGTGACCTGGAGGCCGCCAAAGCTTTGAAGGGGCGTGTCGACACCTTGTCCGCCTCCTACGAGCAGACGAAGGCGGACCTGGAGCAGGCGAAGAAGGACGTCGCCAAGGCGGTGGCCGGCGCCAAGGACGTCATCATCTCCGACACGGAGCCCACTGGGGCCGACCGCAAGCCGGGCAACCTGTGGGTGTCGACCGCCGGCGGCACGACGAAGCTCTACGTCTTCGATGGCGACAAGAACGCCTGGGTCCTCGTGGAGGGGGACGACGCCGCCCAGGCCGCGGCCGCCGCCGCCGAAGCGCAGAAGAAGGCGAAGGAGGCCCTGGACAAGGCGCAGGCCGTGGAGGACATAGCCACCGCCGCCAAGCTTGCCGCCCAAAGGGCGCAGGCGAGCGCCGACGGGAAGAACACGATTTTCTACCAGGCGAACAAGCCGACCCTCAACGGGCGCACCGAAGGCGATCTGTGGTACGACACGGACGACGGCTACAAGATGTACCGCTACTACGCCCAGGTGGACGACTTCGTTGTCGCCTCCATCGGGGCATCCTCGCTGGAGGGGAGCGTCACCCCCAGTGTGGCGTCCAACTTCTGGAATAACATTCTGGATGCCGGCGCCCCGAAAGTCCGCCCGGTAGGCGGGGACATGATCGCCCGGCAGGCCATCACCACCGTGCACGTGCAAGGTCTTGACGCAGGGGTCATCACCTCCGGGTTTATCGGCTCCGACCGCATCGCCGCCCGCTCCATCACCGCCGCCCAGATGGCTGCGGGGACCATCACCGCCGAAAGCGGTGTCATTGGCTCACTCAACGCCAATGACATCAAGTTCGGCACCCTGTCGGGCGACCGTATCGACGCCAACACCCTGCGCGGCAAGCTCATCGAGGGCGGCACCCTCAAGGGCGGGACCATCGAGGGCGGCACAATCACGGGCGGCACGGTCACCGGCGGCCGCGTCATAGGAACCACCATTTCGGGTGGATCAATCACCGGTTCCACGATCACTATCAACCGTGAGGGGGGTGCGAACAACCGGGTGACAATCGACACGGTCAACGGGATCACCGTATGGAAGGGGTCGACGCCCTACGCCCGAATGGACTCGTCACTGCCCAACGGGCTGGCCCTGTACAACCCGAACTCAACCGACCTGTTCTCCAACCTCACCGATGTGTCGTCCATCATCTTCGGTGCGCAGTTCAAATCGAAAGTTCTCAGCCCGGCGGCTCCGTCCTCCGTGGACGGGGCCTATGGTTACTCCTGGTCGTTCAACGCCCCCGCCTCAGGGCGAGCCCTTATCATCGCCCAAATCCACTACTCCGTTGGCGCTCAGAGCCCCCTGTGGAGGGGCCTGTCGATCCAGCGGGAACGCAATTCCGGGGTGTGGATGACAACCGCATACCTGTACGCGTCGAACGGCTGGCAGTCCGACACCCCCATGTTCATGGGCCTGGCCACCGGCCTGCCCAAGGAGGGCAAGTGCACCGTTTGGACGAAGATCGCCTTCTCCACCAACGGCGCTGCGCCATTCACCCGCTGGGAAACCAGCTTCGCCACCGCCGCGCTTATCCCCTGCTGAGAAAGGAAAAACAGCCGCCATGCCGCAGACCGACCCCAACGGCATCGTCGTCTACACGAACGACGACACCGCCGCCAACTGGCCCACCCTCCTCAACATGGGCCTGTCGTCCGTGTCGAACGTCATCACCGGCCTGCGCCGCTCCAGCGTCTACAAGGCCAACAACGCCGCCGCCGCCAACACCCTGCGCGACAACCTCATCAAGGCTGGCGTCACTCCCTCGGCCACCGACCCGATCCTCGTCTACCTGACCTCCAACGGGCAGATCATCGCTTGGGACGGCAACACGTGGAAAGCTGACGGCTCCAACATTTCTTCCTGGATGATCACCGGCTCTGAGGTCGCCACACCCTCCACCCCCATCACCCGCGGCATCCTTGTCGGCAGCCGCGGTGAAGCCAGCCGTTTCCGCGAGGAGGTGGGCACCAGTGTCATCCGCGTGCCCACACCGCCCGACCCCCACTACACGGGCTTCCTGACCCTGGCCCGCAAATACGTGGGGATCGCCACCGCCATCATCACCAACGGGGACGTGTGGTCTTTCAATGGCAACATCGGGGCCGCCGGCTACGGCTTCGACCGGGTGAAAGACAACGAAGGCAACATTGTCCGCGTGCCCTATGTCGCATGGGGCGCTCGCCCCGGCAACCTCATCCGCGTCAACTTCGTCATCAAAGGATGGGAGGCGTGAGCCTCATGTACATACCGCACCCGCCCTGGGCCAACACCATGGACCGGGGCCTGCGCGGCCTCGGATACGCGGCCCTGGCCGCCTTCGCCTTCTACGAGACCGGCATGTGCCCACCCAACGCCGATGCGCACATCTGGTACAACCTCGTCGTACACGCCGCCCTGGGCGTCTTCTCCGGTGTGTGCGCCGCCGCCTGCTGGGCCGGCCGCTCACAAGTCGAACTCGTCGTCCTGCCCCTCGTGCTCGGAGGAGCGTCCGCCTCCTGGATCCTCGTCCTATCAGCCCACGGCATCGGCGCCCACGTTACCGCCCTGTTATCAGTGATCATGCTCCTGTCGGCTAGAATGAACTGGCTGCGATGGCTGCGGCACCGGGCCCTGGTCATGAAGGCCCTGGAGAACGGGGACGAACCGGGGGCGAGGTGAGGCATGAACCCTCTCATCACCACCATCGGATCCATCATCGCCCTCATCACCTCCGCCCTGGCCGCCTGGGGATCCTGGGTGAAAGTCAACTCCGACCGCCGCCGAGGCGTAGGAGAAGAAGAGATGAGCCGCTCCAGGTTCGGCCTCGATGCCCTCAAAGCCGCCCTCGACTCCAAAGACATCCTCATCGGCCAATACAAGGACGAGATCACCCGCCTGCGCATACAAGTGCACGACCTGCAAGTTGAGATCGACAGGCTCAAGCGGAAACGCCCCAAGGCCAACTGAACACGACGAAGCCCCGCCCCTCCGCCTTCCCCGCAAGGAGAAGGAAGAAGGACGGGGCTTCATCATCAGGCGGCCATGCGCGCCAGCAGACCCTTCAGACGCAACGTCATCGCGCCGTAATGGAACAGGTGCCGGGCGGCATCGCGCACGTCGTCTGCGTCAGGTTGGCCGACCGACTTGCCCGTCGGCCAGAACCCCAACGCCTTCAACGTGGCGTCACGGACCAGCGTCTTGGCCTGCGCCGGCGTCTGGTAGACGATCGGGCGCCTGTCGTAGATGTAGTCCATGATCGCGTTGACCTTCACCGGGGTCAGGTCGGCCAGGAACTGGTTGTGCGGGCGCAGGTCGAACCGCTCACCGACGACAACATCCGGCTTGTAACACCAGATAGCGCCCTTGAGCGTGAACGCCGTGTCGGTGTGGCTGTCGGCGACGAACTGGTCGTACTCGACGATCTCCATATCGTCGCCGTCGACAACCCCCAGGACCCATCCGGTCGACACCCCCGGGTCGTAGGCGAAGATCTTGGTCACCGGCCCATCACCGCCGTAATCAGACCGAACCCGACGAGGAACGCCGACAGGCAAGAGATACCCCTGAACCACCACCTGGCGAATCCCTCCGTGTGGTCGTCGAGGGCGACCAGGTACATGGAGCTGAAAATCAGAAGCACCGTGGTCACACACCAGTAACCGAACCAGCCGCCCACGCTCACGGGGCAATCACCGCCGCCCGCACAGCACGCTCGTCACCCTCGTCGGCCTCCGACCACGCCTCGCCCGAACTGCTATCGCGAACCACCAGACGCGGGTAAGCGTCAGCGTCCACGTAATCGTCTCGCACGGAGGACGGAACCGGCACCAGGATGGGCATGTCACCCCACCGCTGCCACAACAGCGTCAGGAACGACAGGAACCTGGCCAGACCGTTACTGCGCGCCCCCCGACGGGAGCGGGTCTTCATGCTTGCAGGCACCCAAGCGATCGACACATCCTCCATGGCGCTGACCAAGGTGATCGCGCACCTGTCGTCGTGGATGCGCACACCGTCAGGGTGAATCTCCACCCGCAAGGGCCGATGCTTGCGCGGCCTGGACATCACGCCCACCTCGCTTCGAACTCGACGATCTCACGGGCCAGCCACGCGGCCGCCATGGTCGCCACCTGAACCAGCTCCTCAACCAGGTCACCGGCGTGCCCCGTGGGAGTGGTGGCGTCGGGGGTCAGGGCGCGGGCCACCTCACCGATCTCCTCGCCCAGGATCGCGAACTTGTCGTAGTCCTCCACCAGGCGGGAGAACGGCGTGTAACCGTAGCGCTTGAGGTGGGCGCGCCGGTACTCGGCGGTCACATCCTCCTGGAGCACGTGACGGGCCTTGTTGCGCAGGACACGCGGCTTGGCGGTAGGGTACTTCAGCCGGGCCACCCACAGGACGGCCAGGGCGGCGGTGGACGCCAGGGCAAGCTTGCGCCCCTCACCGCGCCAGGCACGAGACCCGAAGAACATGATGTCCGCCAGGCAGGAGGACCTGTCGTCCAGACGGTAGGGGTCGTAGAGGACGCCCATGACCTCCTCGATCTGGGCGAGGGCCTTGTCGAGGTCATTCTCCAGCATTGTTGTTCCCCTTCGCGGACTCGATGCGGATCTCCTCAGTGGTGAGGACAATGGACGTCTCCAGGTTGCGCAGCTCCTGACGCAGGGCGTCCAGACGGCTGGGCCTCTCAACCTGGTCCGCCACCTTGTTGCGCCACCGCTTGAGGTACCACAGCGCCTTGTCGATGTCGTCGAGGATAGGCGACCCGTTCTTCTTGCCCGCCCGGCACACGTACTTGACGACGTTGCCGGGCAGGAACTCCAGGTGTTCGGTGATGTCGATGACCTCCGCGCCGTCGGTGAACCCCACGTAGTGGGGCGGGTGGTTGATCATGTCGGCCATGATGTCCTCTCTTCCTCTTGTCATTCCTTGTGGTACCGCTGGCAGGTGTAGCCGGCGGCCTTGATCACGAGATCGTCGTCGGCCCAGGCGGGCGGACGACACATGATCTCGGACACTTCGGCGACGAGTGCCTCTCCGTCGAGGCCCCGTTTGTCGGCGGGGATCTCGCAGACGACTTCGTCGTGGATGTGGGTGACGACCGGCCAGCCCGCCTCCTCCAGGTGTCGCAGAGCCAGGACGAGGATGTCGCGAGCGACGGCCTGCACGATGTTCTCGGTGATGATGCCCCCGTGCAGTGGCTTGTAGGGGACCCGAGCCCGGTCGGCGCCGGTGTTGAGAACATGGGGCACGAGGCGGGCCGGCCCCAGCGGGGCGCCATCGGCGTCGAGCGGCTGCTTCCAGCGGCGCGTCAAGCCGCGGTACACGATGGGCCGTCCGGAGGGCAGCCACACGTAGCGGTCCTGCCCCTTGACCTCAATGTTGACCAGGCCGGTGTCGACACCCCCGCCGGTGTTGATGAGGCGTTCCAGCTGCGCCCAGAAGCGGCGGATAGCGGGGGACTTGTCGCGCCAATTGTTAATGATGGCCCGCAATTCCTTGCGGAGAATATTCTCCGGGGTGCCTTTCGGCATGATTTTCCGACCGCCCATTTTGAGCGCCGCACCAACGCCCCCGCGATAGCCACAGCTGAGTACCATAACTTTGCCGTGCTGCCGATCGAAGCCCCTTTCTGGCCCTCCAAGTTTATCAGCAGTGGCGACATAAATGTCCTCGCTGTTGTGGAACGCGTCGAGCATCCACTGCTCACCGGCCAGCCACGCCAGCACCCGGGGCTCGATCGACGAGTAGTCGCACACGACGAACGGCCCCATGAGCAGTGGGCGGATCAGCTTCTTCAGCTCAGGCGAGGGGGCCGAGCCCCCCGACAGCAGCCTGTCGACGGCCCGCCCCTCAGCCTGCGTGTCGTAGCCACCGTCCGGCCCCGGTTTCTTGAAGCCATCGCGGGCCAGGTTCTGGAACTGGATGAGCCGGCCGGCAAACCGGCCCGTCGACGCACCGAAGTACTGCATGGTGCCCCGCAGGCGCCCGTCGTTGCAGGCGGCCCGCTTGGCGGCGGTGAACTTGGCGGCGGCCGACACCGCACATTCCTGGCGCAGCGTGAGCACCCGGCGGACGTCGTCGGGCAGTTCCCCCTCCAGCAGCTCCTCGACCGTGTCCTTGCGCAGGTCCTCCGTGTCGACACCCCACCCGCGCAGCCACGTGCGCAGCTGAACCACCGAGTTGCCGTTGTCGACACCGGCGATCTCGCCGATGCGCTCCAGCGCCTCGGCCCGGTTGTCCTTAAAGCAGCGTTCGGCCGCCCTTGCTAACGCAAGGTCAACACGGACGCCGCGGTCGTTGATCAGCTGGTCAACCTCGTACACCTTGCGCTCACCGCGGGGGAAGCCGAGACCCAACCGCTTGGCGGCGTCGCGCATAGTCTCCACGTCTTGGTCGCAGTAGGCGCCGAACGCCGCCCAGTCATCGGGGCGGGTGGAAGGAAGAACTCGTTCACCCTTCCGCCCCGGCTTAGAGAACAGGTTGATGAGCCGGGTTCCGGCTTCATCCTTCTCCTCCGCGCCCATCGCCAGGGCGAAGTCCTTCAGCGAAGCGGGCAGCCCCCACGCCCGGGCCAGGGCGGCGGTGTCGAAGAACATGTTCGGCGACAGGAACCCCCGGCCGCCGCGCAGCCTTGATAAGTTTATCCGCTCGAAGGAGGCGTTGTGGGCGATCTTCAGCACCCCGTCGTCGAACAGGCCGGGGATCTGAAGGATCGCCTCGTGCCCCTCGGCTCGCCGGACGGGGCCATCATCCTGTGCCCACGAGCACATGAGGATCCGCCACTCCGGGTGCTCCGTATACTTATACACCCCGGCCTTAGCCAGATCGACAGGCGAGTAGGTCTCAATGTCGATCCACAGAACATCTTTCCCCCACCACAGGACTCCACCTTTGCGCCACGGGGGCGCGTCACCAGCCGGCCGGACAGCCGTGAACCTGTTAGCCCGGTTGATGATCTCAGACAGCTCTCGCAAACCGACATCGACGGGGGCCGTCCACGGGCCCTCGACACCGAACAGGCCAATGGCCGGGCGAGCGGGGTCCAACGGCCAGTCGGGGCCAGCCAGGTCGATGTGATCCCCAGGGGACGTGCGCTTAATGTAGAGAAGCAGGTCGACCTGCTCTCGGGTCAGATGATGCGGGTCGGGGACCAGGTACACCGGCGCCCTCATGAGCGCGCCTCTCGCTCGGCCTTGCGCTGGAGCGCCGTCTTGCTACGACGCCCGCCCAAGACCCTCTTCTCACGGCTACCCACCATGCGCAGGATGTCATCCCTGGCCATGAACGCGATGTTGTCCGGACCCCACGGCCGGTCGCTGTCGGGCCGCACAAACCCCCAATAGTTAAAGTCGACGTTCGGGGGAAGGTTGATGTTGGCCTTGATCCAATCCAGGGCGTCCTTGCGGGTAGCCCAGTCCATGCCCTGGTCGCGTTCCCAGTTGCCGATACGGCGCAGCAGGATGGTGTCGAGCGGCTTGCCACCGGAATTGGCCCGCCTCCTCCGGGCCGCCTTGGAACGCTTGCCCTGCTCGCACCCGCACTCGGGGTTATCGAGGAGCCCGGAGGCGGTGCTCTGCGAGCGGCGCTTGCAGTAGACGCACTGCACGTTGAACAGCGGGCCCTTAGTGGGAGTCCACCCGGCGGGCTCAAGGGAGGCGATCCGGTAGTCTCCAAAGAGATGGCGCAGGAGAGCTCCGAGGAGCGGGTGGGGCTGGTACACGACCTTGTCGGTGGTCATTGGTGGTCCTCTTTCTTCTTGAAGGTCAGGAGTTGTTGGTGGGGCGGGCGACGTAGACGACTTCGCGGTCGCCGGGCCGGTCCGGGTTGGGCAGAATGTCCTTGAGGGTTCCCTTTCGCTGGCAGTGGATGAGGATTTGGGTGATCTGTTCCGGCCGCTCGAACTTCGACTGGAACTTGGTGAGCAGGGACGCGTACGGGGCCCGGTGGCCGGGCTGGGAGGCGACCCACTGCTCGACGTCGGACACCATGCGGCTGAACCCGTTGGAGTCGACCTGGACGACAAGGGCCTCCGAGCAGCGCACCCACGTTCCGGCCAGGTCGATGGCTTTGACGACATGACGCAGCTCGATGGTGTCTTTCTGTTCGGTCATGGCCAGCAGGGCGGCGATGCGCAGGGCGGAGTACGACAGCCGCTCGCACGTGGGAAACAGGGCCGTGGCGTTGAGCGGGTGGTTGGCGGCCAGGAACATGACGTCGTAGGCGAACCTTTTCCACCGTTCCAGGGCGTCGTCGTCGCACCCTAGGGGGACGCGCAGGTCGGACGCCGGCGTGGAAGTAGCAATGGCCGCCTGATAGCCCTTGTCCCAGAACCGCACCACTGACACCAGGTGGTCGACAATCATGTTCTTGACGGCGTCGATTTTCGCCCTCTCACCGGTGCGCCAGGTGACGTCGTCGGCGCCGGGCTCGAACCCGGTACGCGAGTCGACAACCACGAGACAGCGGGGCACAAACCCGGAGATGATGCGGTCGATGGTCAGGTGCTTGGCGGTCAGGTCGAAGATGCCGGTGCCGTAGAAGCTCATCCAATGGTCAACACCGCCCTTCCTCGACAGGCCGCCGCCTTTACGTAGGACGGCGGGGACGCGGCCGTCGTAGATTTTGGTGAGCATGGGGATGAACCCGGTCATGTAGGAGCCCTTCCGACCTGCGGCTTCGAACGTGTCCTGGACCTCGTCAATGCTCATCATGGTCGACAGGCGGGGCAGGTCTCCGAGCCATTCTTGAAGGGCTTCGGGGGTGGCGTCCTCAGGCGCCTCGTACACGCCGTCGTCAGCACCGAGCTTCTCAGCCACGGACGCCAGGACGGAGTGGGCCAGACGCAGGGCGGTGCTCTTGCGGGACTGCGTGGTGCGGCCTAGCACCAGCCAGTACGTGTTGAGCCCCATGTCGGTGAACCGCAGGGGCAGTTTGGCGTAGCGGGCGAGTAGGGCGGAGAGCATGGTCAGGCCGCCGGCCACTGAGAACTCCCAGGGGGCTTGCGGGCTCTTGCGCCCCACCCATGAAGTAAAGGCGTCGATGAACGTGTCGGTGACGGGTTCTTCTTCGGGGTGGAGGAATTGGATGCGGGACCAGTACAGGCCCTGCGTGTCGGCGTTGAGGATGCCGGGCAGCCGGTCGGCTACGAGGGCGGGGGAGGACTCGTCGCCGAAGGTGTTGACGCCTTCCAGAGGGGTCAGGCCCAGGACACGCAGGAGGTCGGATTCGTCGTCCTCGATGATGACGTCGTCCTCGTGATATTGGCGCCAGCGGGCGGCGTCTCTTTGCACCTGCTTCCATAGGTCTTTGTCGCCGCGGTTGTCGCGCCTGTACTTGTTGCAGGCGGCTTCACGCAGGATGAGGAAGGCGGAGCGGGTGTCGAGGCCGGCTTCGAGGAGGATGCATTCGAGGTGGTAGAGCTTGCCGGACCAGTCGTCGGTCATGTCTGGTTGGAGCATGAACAGGTCGTTGGCGGCGGAGTTGTTGACGATGGCCAGCAGCCGGTAGATCTCGTTGGGGTCGGTCTCCTGGGGGACGGTGTGGAGGAGCTCGCCGGGTTTGAGTGGTGAGGCGGGCGGGTAGTCGGCGGCGAACTCCGCGGCGGTGACGGCGGGACCGGTGCGCTGGATCTTCGTGCCGTCTTGGAGGACCTCTTCGTCGTACTGGGTGACCCGGTAGGGGGTGCCGTATTCGGGCTTGGTGTTGTACGACCAGGGGACACGCAGCATTTTGGCCAGCGGCCAGCCGCGGTCCATGCCGTCGTCGGCGTGGGCGTCGTACAGGCCGTGCGACAGGTCCTCAAGGTCGTTGTTCGACAGGGAGGCGGCGTCGGTGAACCGCCAATAAGCGTGCCAGCGGCCGGGGGAGGTGCGCACGAACGTGGTGGGCGCCACCTTGAGGAGGGCGGGGTCCATGTCGTCGCCGTCGCAGTAGACGACGTCGCAGCGCAGCACATTGGCCTTAGCGGCGTGGCGGGGGTCAGTGGAGGAGGGCGGCTGGGAGAACGTCATGGGCTTGAAGTAGACGTCGCCCTGCGCGTGGTCTTGGACGTAGCGGCCCATGGCGTTCTTGTTCTCGGGCCACGCGAACCACTTGAACCGGGTGAGCCGGCCGTAGGGGTCCTTGGTGATGATGGGCACCCAGCCGGGTGTGTCGGGCAGTACTTCCTCGAAGAAGCCCATGTCTGTCTTCTCTTCCTTCTTTTATTCCGTCTCTTCCGCGGGGACGACGGGGCCCCGACGCCGTCAGTTTAACGACGCCGGGGCCCTGCCGGTTACCGGTGCAGGATCACGACCCGGTATCGGGCGGTGTAAGCCTCCTTGACGAGCTTGCCGAAGGTGGGGGCATAGCTCCTGATGTTCTTTCTCGACACCCCCTGCTCACGCATGTAGTCCTGGACGTAGAGGGGCCGGGCGCTCGCCTCGATCTCGGGGTGTTCGCCACGGGCCTGAGCAAGGATGATGCGGAGCTTGGCCTCCAGGTGATCCGGGGAGACGGCCCCCTGGGCGAGCATGTGGATCTCGACAAGCTGTCGGGCTCGGGTCAGGGCCCTATCCTCAGCGCCCGGGGCGGGTGCCGCCCCGGGCAGACTGTAGGACCCGGTCCGCCGGATCGACGGCAGCACCTCGTGGGTGACCCAGCGCCGGAACGGTTTGGCTGCCTCAACACGGGCTCTCACGAGGAGGGTGTAGAGTCCCGCCTCCGAGACGATGGTGAGGGTCTGCTCCCCGCCAAGGGTCTCCACATTGTGGAGACCCTTTTCGTCCTCTTCGAGACCCCGCAGTGCGTGTGAGGCATCCTTGTATCCGAGGATTCGGGCGATGTCGGTGGCGACGAACCACACCTGGCCGTCGGCATCGGTGTGAGTCCTCACGGTCTCGTCCCCATAGTGGAACGAGATCATCTGTGTGTCTGTCATGTTGTCTCTCCTTCTCGGTTGGGGGTGTTGGTGTCGTGGCGCAGGCCGACGATCAGGACCTCGTCCAGGAGCCACCTCCTGAAGGCTGTAGCCTTCGTGAGGCGACTGCGGGAGAGACTGTCGAGCAGGTCCTCGCCGCGAACGAGGGTGGACGTGCGCGTCCCCCTGTTCGTGTGAACAGTATAGGGCCGAAGACGGTCCGCATCAACTATTCGAACCAACTCAGCCGCACTCTTATGGCCCGAAGCCATTGCCGCATCTCGCGACACGAACCACACGCAACCGCCGCCGTCAAGGTCCTCGAACAGCCGAACCGGACAGCCCTCGTACTCCAGCGTCAGCACGACCGCAGCCTATTAGTCTCGTAGTTGAACAAAAGCATGGCTTCTCCTCTTTCTTCGCCGACACGGCCGGGGCCCCGTGCTTGACGAGACCCCGGCCGGACAACATGGGATCAGAACGGAGTGGTCGAGCTGTCGACCGGCTCGTACTCCACCTCGTCGACCTGCCCCCGCGGGCTGCCCATCAGCGGAGAGCCGTCGGGGTTGAACATCGGCTGCTTCGTCTCACGGTCCACGCGCTGACGCGGCGGCGCCACAGACGTCTTGATCGTGCACTTGCGACGCTGCATCAGCGCGAACAGCTTGTCCACAGTCGTCTTCAGCCCAGTCGCGTTGAGCATGGGCTCCCGCTCACGCGGGTCCTCACGCCACATGTCCACGGCCTCCAGCATGCGCCGGAAACCGGGGTTGAGGACCTGCGTGGTCTTCCCCCGCTCCGTGCGCTTGAAATAGAGGACCGTGTACCCCGGCACAGCGACACCGTGGTCGGGGTCGTTGGCGTCGTCGATGACATACGTGAGGACGGCCATCGGCAGACCCTTGGACGACAGCCGGCACTCCGTCTTGGTGACGACGGCGTTGTGGAAGCCGGGCTCGGGGGCTCGGAACGAGAACTCCTCCGCGACCTCCGCCTGGGACAGGTCGAGGCCGTCCAGGGCGGTGAGGTCAGCGCCGGAAGTGCCGGCGGCAGTAGCGGGGAAGGCGGCGAAGGGGTCGTTGACGGTCATGCGTTCTCCTCGGGGTTGATGATGTTGGTGTTGATGTCGTGAGCCAGATTCCAAACCCGGCCCATGGTGGGGTTCTCCAAGAAGTCGGGAAAATCCCTGACCCGACGCTTGGTGATAGCCCCCGGCAGTGCGAAGTCCGCCCGGACGGCGAACCTCCCACTCTCCAACTTGCCCGACCTCATGTAAACAACGAAGTCGAAATTGGAAGGCATGTGCTTGTCGGACTGCTGGCCCCGGAAAGCCGGTCCGATCTCGGTCTCCCCGGTCACCGAGTTGGTGACCCGGGCGACGTGGGTGAGAGCCAGAAGGTTGACACCGTCACATCGCAGGAAGGCGTTGATCAGCGCCATGACGTTGTCGTAGGCGTCAGTCCACGGCTTGTAGTTGTTGCCGGGGTTGGCCGTGCGAGACTCAGTGACGATGAGTTCCTGGAGCTTGTCGACGGTGTCGAAGACGACGGTGCGGTAGGGGAAGGTCCTACTGTTCATCGTGGGCCGAATGACCTGGGTGATGAACCGATGGGTGTCGGCCCAAGAGTCCAGGTGAAGAATGGTGATCTTGTCCGGCTCGCCCCATTCTTTCAGGGGAAGCGTGCCCCTTTCGAAATCAAGATAAAGGACGGGGGACATTTCGGGAACCCTGGATGCAGTGGCCGAAAAACTCGTCTTGCCGCTTCCTGCCCCGCCGTATAGGAGCATGGAGATATCCTTGAGCTCCTGCGGACCCTCCGCCTTGAAACCCGCCGACGCGAGCATCTTCTCAAAGGCTGCGCTAGTCATTGGCCGCCGCCCCCGCCTTCGCCACCGACAGGGGGAACCGGGTCTCCTGCTTCCACCACGGCAGAAGCAGCAGGTCGAGCAGCTCGGCCCCCTCCTTGCCCGCCTGCCAGGCGACCAGCAGCCGTTCGACCTCGGCCCCGGTGCGCAGGTCCGCACCGGCGTCGCCGCTGATGACCTCGAACTCGGTTCGCGTGCCACCGTACTTGCGAGCCCGCGACAGGATCCGCAGGTAGTTGAACACCAGATCGCTCAGGCCCTCCTTCTTGAGGACCCAGACGGTGACGTGGTGGGTGTCGCGCTCGACGGTGCGCTTGTAAATGGCGATGCCGTCGAGCTGCTTGGCGGCCTCGATGGCCTTAGGGATCTCGACGCGGCGGAAACCCTTGAAGCTGTTGCTCATCAGGACGCCTCCTTGTCGATCCACTCGGCCAGGGTGTCGTAGGAGCCCATGACCTGACGCAGCCAGCCGACGACCTCCTTGCGTTCGTAGATGGCCAGCACACTACCCTGCCAGGGGATCAGGGCCAGGCTACGGCTACGGCGCGTGTAGACGGTGCGGAACCGGCCGAGCTGGTTCTTGGGGCGGGATCGCGCCCAGCCCCGGGCTTCGAGGAGGGCGCCCACCATGTGGATGGGGGCCGGCTCCTCACCTTCGTGCTTGTAGAGACTCATGCCTCTCTTCCTTCCTGTTGTTCTCTCTTCCTCAGCCTGCGGGGCGCGGACCCCACAGTTCGAGCATGGCAAGGTTATTCCTCTCCTCCCTCTTCCTCCTACCGCACGTGCAGCAGCCGTCGGAGGACTCGAACGCTTCGGGCTCGTCGCCCCCGTGGATCCGGTCCAGGATCTCGCTGAAACGGGCCAAGGCGGCCTCAGCAGCCTGGGGCCTGTAGGGGAAGGTGATCGTGCGCAGCGAGCCCGGCAGAACGTCTGTGGTGGCGTCCCTGGGCAGCATGAGCAGATGCGCCCGCCCCACCTCGTAGCCGTCGCGAGACAGCCCGTAGCAGTACAGCATCATCTGGACGTAATACTTCCAGGCCGTCTCCCAGAACTTGGACGTGCGATCCAACAGCACCGTGCCGTCCAGGCGGGCGTGAATGCACCTCGACAGGGCGGCGATGCGCGCCTTGCTCAGCACCTTCCAGTCCATGACATCCCCGGTGGGCGGGCTGAACACGTCGACAGTACCGATGATCTCCCCGTAGCCTGGCACGTCGGCCACCTTCACCCGGTGCTCGATGAGCAGGCTTCCGGCCCGGCCGGCGGGGGACTCCTTCAGGCGCTGCTCGGCCAGGGCGTGGAAGGCGGTGCCGATCAGCGGGGCCAGGGGGGCGCCCTCGCGCTCATCCTTGTAGGCGCCCCGGATCCTGTCGGACAAGCAGCGATCGCACACCTCGCCGATCTCGGAGGGGCCCAGGTGCTTCTGCTTGTCGCGCCGCGACGGGGCGGACACGATGCCCACGACCTCGTCGACGGCCCGGGCGCCCTGAATGTCCAGGCTCAGCATGCGTCCGCCCCCTCATCCCGGCAGGGCGCGCTCACCACGTACGGCTCGCCGCGGGTGCAAGCCTGCTCGTAGATGTCGGGGAACTGCTCCTTCAGCGCCTCGGGGTCGATGACCGTCTTGTACACGCCCGCCCTCTCGTCCGTCGATACGAGCCGCTCGTCGAGCAGGGCGGCGGCAATGAACGGGCGGAAGGTGCGGCGTGTCGACATGATCACGCCGTCGGCCCGGGTGATGTCCTGCGCCTTCATCTCGGCGAGGATCTGCTGGTTGACTTGTTGCAGGTCCGCGTCAAGGTCGGCCCGGTCCTGAAGCAGGGCGCGGCGCCGGTGGATCAGTGAGTCGAGTCGTTCCATGTGTTCCTCTTCCTTCTAGATGAGCCCTGATTCCGTCAGGGCGCGGTGCCTTTCGGCAAGTCTTCCGACGACGGTGTCGTCGGTGGTCCCGGGACACTGCACGAGGTAGCGCACGACGCCGCGCGTTTGGCCCGAACGATGCAGTCGTCCTTGGGCCTGCTCGTTGATGACCAGGGACGGGTCTCTGGACAGCCACACCTCCGTGTGACAGGCGTCCTGGAGTCCGTCGACACCCTCGGCGATCGCGGACACGACAGCCAGAAGGATCTGAACCCCATGGTCATCGCGGAACGTGCGCCAACCCTCGTGGTCGTCGCCGGACACCTGTTCCACCCGGTAACCCGCCTTCTCCAGCCGCCACCGCAAAGGTTTGAGGAACTTGCGGGAGTGGGTGAAGACTATGACCCTCTCGTCGCCGACGTCCTGGAGGATGTCGAGCAGGGCGTCGATCTTGCCGCTCTTGGAGTCCCTGTCGAAGGTGATGACCTCTTTAATGCCCCCGGTGGACGTGGTGTAGTCCATGACGATGGGCTGGGCGAGGGTGACCTGTTGGAGGCGCATGTCGAGGGTGACGGGAAGGTTGACGGCCACGGGGTTGTTGTCGAGCCACGCGATCGCCTTGTCCCGCCACTGTCTATAGATGCGCGCCTGATCCCGGGTCATGGTTGCGGCGACCCGGCGGATGTCGACATCAGCCAGTTCGGGCAGGGCCTGCTGGCGGGTGACCGGAATCCAGCAGGGGGTTGTGGCCTTCACCCGCCCGGGCTGCTTCTCCTCGCCGTAGATGCGCCCGTACCCGGTGTCGGAATAATAATTGGGCGTCGACTTGAAGAAGAAGTCGGCGAAGCGGGTGAACGAGGTGTAGCGCACGGGCCACAGGAACTTCAGAGCCCCGAAGATGTTGACCGGAAGATTTCCGGCCGGGGTTGCCGACAGGGCCAGCCGATGCCTGGACCTGATGCGACATAGGACCTTGGAGTTGAGGGACTTGTAGTTGCAGGCGCGGTGCACCTCGTCGGCGATGACGACGTCGAAGAGGGTGCCTCCGAATGAGTGGGTGTCAGGGGCGGAGACCATCTTCCCGGTGCGCCGGTCTTTCTTCTTGTGCTTGTTGCGGGCGGTCATGAGGGACCAGCCGATGAAGAAGACCCCCTTCTCGTTCCTGTCCCACAGGGCTTCCAGGTTGGCCTTGCGGTCCTTGCCGGTGGCGGCGCATTCGCGCAGCTCCGTACCCCACACTTCACGAACATGCCGTCGCCAGCCGTCGATGGTGTGCAGGGGCGCAACGATGAGGACGCGGGCGTCCTTCGGCTCCTTGGCGTCGTATTTGAGGGACTCCCCTGCACTAGTGAGGGCCGTGTACGTCTTGCCGCTCCCTAAGCAGCATGCCAGCAGGCCCGTGCCCCCGGCGGCGGCGATCTGTTCGACCGCCGCCGCCTGGTAGTCACGAAGCCTCATGGCCGTGCTTCTTCAGCGTGTTGCGGGCCAGGTCCTCGACGTCGGCGGCCAGGTCGCGCAGGATGTCGTCCACGTTGTCGCCGCGGTAGTAGACGACGTCGCCGCAGCGCTGGTAGCCCATGTGCTCGCCGTCGGTGAGCAGATCGGGCTCGTTGATGTGGAAGGCGATCTCCGGGGCCATGATGCCGTGGTCGCGCAGGTAGTAGTAAGGGCCCCTCAGGATGCCCATCACGTGCCACAGCCAGGGCTGCCGGATGCAGATGCTCACGTCCGCGCCGCCCTCGTCGTCCCACTTGTCGTTCTCCAGGTCGGCGGCCGACACCCGCACGAACGGGGTGTCCTCGCTCATGAGCGCCTCAAGGCGCTCCTCGATGTAGTTGATCATCTCTTTTCCTTTCGCTCTTGCGCGTCCCGGCCAGCCATGTACGGCAGGGTCACGCCCACGAAATAGTCGGGGTCACGGCAGATCCCCGAGTCGAGCAGAACCTCGAACTTCCACACTTCGTTGGTGTCGGGCATGTCGACATACCGTCGGACCTGAACTTCCGTGCCCGTCAGGTCGGGGCCCACATCCCAGGCGCCGAACTCATCCGTCCAGAAGAAGCACTCGGCGTGGCGTTCGACATGCCGCCCGGCGGCTACGACAGCCTCGTACAGTTGGTCGAAGTCCCAGACCTCAAGAAGCCTCGGCATCGTCCTGCGCCTTCTTGTCCGGCTCGATCTGATTGACGTACATCATCCACTCGGTGCCGTCGGGTGCGTCGTTGAGATGGATAAACCCCTCCCTACGGTGCGCCAGGGCGCGCTGGGCCGTGGCCGTCAAGATCACGCCGTGGATCCACGACTTCCACGTCTCGCGCTCCTTGTCTCCGCCCCAAGACTCGTTCATCCCCATGATCCGGTTGAGCAGATCATCCAGGTCCGACCAGTGGACCCGTTGGGCGTTCCTCAGGTTCCCGCACCACAGTTCGATGCGCTCGGCGGTGAAGGGCCGGCCGGGCATGTTGAAGTACTCGAAGTTGAAGGTAGTCACTGTCGCTCCTTGGGCTGGTAGGTGACGACCCAGTTCTGGTCGTCGGGGGTGTCGTCGAGGATGACGGAGACCTCCGCATCCCCTCCGAGGTGTTCGAGGGCGTCGCGGGTGGCCAGAGCCCGTTCGATGAACTCGCCCCACATGAGCCCTTCGAGCTCGCTCTGCTTGGCTACCTTCTTACCGACGCCTCGCAGGCGCCGCCAGGTGATGGTCTGCCCGTTACGGGTGATGAATGTGGTCATCATGATGTGCTCTCCTTATTGGTGTTGGTGTTGGGGTTGAGGTACCACATGCACTCCTTAGCCAGGAGCGCGGACCACAGACCCTGTCGACACAGGGCGCCGACAATGGCTTTCTTGGCCTCACGGCCGTCACCGGGCAGGGGGTAGTCGAGGCCCATCTCCGCCGCCAGATCAACGGCCCTCTGGTCGTGAAGGAAGCAGACCTCCTTGAGGAACCTCGACACCACGCTGCTTCTCAGTCCCCCGGATACGGAGGCGAGGGCCATGTCACGGATCTCCCCGTCCGTCAGGGCGTGGTTCCACTGTTGGGTTCTCATGTACCCGCCGACACGCCGCGCGAACCACTCCCAGTTGGGCGTCTCAGTCGTTGTTGCCGCGGGCATTGTCGTCCTCCTTCCCCGGGGGCGGTACGAGTGCGCGAGTGAGGTAGAAGGGGTTGCCCCCGCCCGGGCCGATGTCGACGGCTTCGGAGCCGCCTTCGAGGGACGCCCGGACCATGCCCTCGTCGAGCAGGGGCATGAGGATCAGGGCGGGCCGGCCGGGCGTGGTGGTGATCGTTGTGGTCAGGGCGCCTCGTTCCATGCGGCAGGGCACCCCGTACCCGTTCAGGTACTGCCAGACATCGGCGCACACCCGCGCCCCCGCCTGTAGGGCGAGGCGGGCGAGGCCGACCCGCATGGCCTGCTGGTAGTTGTCGTGGGCGCTGAAGTTCAGAAACTGCTGCCCCTGGAAGCAGACGGCGCCCCGGGCGACGCTGAACGTGTATCCGCCCTGAAGGGCGAAGGGGAGGTCGGGCAGCACGTGGTATCGGAGGATGGTGTCCGACACCCGCCAGGCGGCGGCCCTGTCTTTGAGGACCCTGCCGGTGGGCGGGTCGATGATGCCGTCGCCGCTGATGTCGAGCGCCCACCTGTCGTCCCAGTCGGAGTAGAGGGCGGCTTCTCCTTCAGCGGGGTTGTCGTACACGGAGACGACGGAGTGGAGGGCGCGGGGAAGGTTGAAGAACATGCCGTCCAGGTACTTCACAGCAGTGCCCCCTCGCAGTCGACTCGCACCTGGAAGGGGAGCTCGGTAACGATGTCGTTGAAGCGCGGGTGGTGGGCGAGGTCGCTGATCGCCTGCCAGTAGTCCGCGTCGGCTTCGCCGGCGTTCGGGTGGCCGAACGGGTAGGCGGGCAGCCCGTCCAGGCTCAGGTCGATGGCCTTGTCGGCGAGGCGGTCGAGCTCATCGTCATGAATCATGATTCCCATTGGAGTTCTCTTTCTTTCTGTCCAATTCCACCAGGATGCAGTGGACGGTGTCCTTGTTGATGCCCGGCTCGCGTGGGACCACGCGGCGGTCGCCACGCACGGCGACGAGCCGGCTGTCGGCGGCCCCGAACAGCAGCAGGGTGGTGCCCCGGTTGCTGTACACGCCGCGGGGGCGGGCGGTGCGGTAGTGGATGTTGTCGAGGGGCACGCCCTCATGTTTGGCCAGTGCCCTGGCCAGGATGTCGAGCCTCTTGCGTCCGGCCATATGTTGTCCTCTCTGCTTCTGCCCCTCTTCGTTGCGAGGGGTTCGTCCTCCGGGCGGGGCTTGCACCCGCCGGGTCCCTGATGGTCCGGAGGGGGTCGCTCTCAGGCGACCCGGTTGAGACGGTGAGCGGAGGCTCCCAGGGCGCACAGGCCCAGGCAGCCGATGAACTCGCCGGTCTTCTTGTCCTTCACTCCCCGGCCGGGGGAGATGAGGTCATCGCGGTCGGGGAACAGGACCCGTGTGGCTTCGGCGACGATGCGGGGCACGAGAAGCAGGACGTCGTCCCTGCGCGGGGGCAGGAACACGCTCTTCGGGTCGCCCTTGAGGGCCACGTAGACGCCTTCGACAACGGCGTCTCCGAGCCGGTGGAACATGACCGCCGGTGCCTTGTGGTGCTTGGGCAGGTGAAGGATCACCTTGCTCTGGTCGTGCAGGTCCAGAATGGTGATGTCGACGCCCGTGTGATTCTCAATCCTCATCATAGTTTTCCTCGCCATCGTTGAACCCCCGGAGTACCGCGGGGAGCCTCGAAGACGCCCGCTTACGCTTGATGAACGCAACCAGGGCGTCGGGGTTGTCGACGAACTGCTTCTTGAGGGTGATCCGGATCTCCCAGCCATCCCGAACCGTGTCGAAGACAAGCGGGGGCAGGCGGAACAGATCGTGATACTTCAGCTGCCCGGTTGTCTCCCTGATGAATTCTCCGAGCCAGTAGTCGGCCCGCCCCTTCGACGTCCAGTACTCCGGTGGCTTAAGGCTACTCATCGTCGACTCCCTTCTCCTCCGTCTTACCGTTCAGCCACGCCACAGCGGCGCGCACCCTCGCCCGGTCCTCATTGCTGAGCAGCCGCTCGGCGCCCCGGGCCAGGAACATGGTGGTGAAACCGCCCCGGGAGTGGGCCTTCCTCAGGGTGCACTTGGACCCCCCGTCGCAGGGGTAGCGCAGGTCGACCTCAAGGATCAGGGCCCGGCCGTTGTCCCGGTTGACGAACACGCCCTGGTCCTCGGCCTCTTCGAGACCGGCGTCGAGGAACTCCTCTCGCAGGCAGGCTCGCACGTCCGCCGCCCCCTTGTCGTAGGCGTCGACGAGCACGTAGCGCGGGTCATCGTCCACTTCGACACGGCCCTGGTCGTTGTAGTAGATGGCCCCGTCCTCGCGTTCGCCGCCGGCCAGGTGCTGGACCATGTCGAGCGTGGCCCCGATGATGTCGCCGGCCAGGTTGTTCATGGCCTCGTCCATATCCTGCGGGCTATCGGTATCCCCGACACCGGAGCGGGACCAGTCCCGGGTCCACCACTGAAGGTCGGGGCAGGGCTCGTCCTCATTCGTGTTCAGGCCCCACTCCAGGTAGATGGTCTCCTCGCTGTGGGCCGTGTCCGCGTCGGCCAGGTCGATGACCAGGCGTGCGCACCCGTCCTCACCGGGGATGAGTCTCAGGTCGTGGTCTTCGTCGCCCAGGCGGCCGGGGAAGTAGACGTCGACGCCGTATGGCAGGGCCCCGTTAAGGGCTTCGGCCAGTTCGTCCCAATCGTCTCGGGTTTTCATCTCGTTTTCCTTTCTCTCTTCTTATTCGCGCCGGCTACTGGCCGGCTTCCGACTCGTTCAGAATATCCATGATGGTCTTGCGCATGTGGGTGATGCCCCGCAGCGCGTCGTCGGTGAGCCCGGACTCGTCGTCGCCGACCTGGACAACAACGCGAGGCAGGATCTCCTCCTTGCCCTTGTAGAGCAAGACGATGACCTGGCCCCGATCAAGAGGCAGGATCTGCGCCTTGACGATGGGCTCGGTGACGTCCTGCCGGTTGAGGTCCCGGCTGTACACGCCCAACCAGGCCCCAGTTCGGTCCTCGATCGTTTGGAACTTGAACTTATCGGGGACCATGGACCGCTTGTACCGCATGGGGGCTGACAGGCGGCGGGCGGCGGTCTCAATGAGCTCACGACGGATCCACTGGGCCAGGTCCTTGGCAACCTCTTCGAGGCGGCCGAAGCGGTTGAGGTCGATGAGGACGGGTGCCTTCCCGGTGTAGTTCAGGTCCCCCATCCACAACAGCGTGGCCCCGTAGCGCAGAATGGTGTTGCCCCAGACCCGCTTGATGGCCCCGGCTTCGACGAAGGGTTCCAGGAGCCGCTTCAGCATGTCGTCGACAACCCACAGGGCGGCCTCACGGGCGCCGTCGAAGGTGTGCCAGCGGCCGCGGGCCTTGTCGAAGATCTCACCGGGCCGGCCGATCCGGTACCGGTGCTTCCCCTCGTAGTCGACGAACCCCCCGGGTTCCTCGGCCGTGTCGTCGTCCACCCACCGAAGGACGAACGCCTCGTCGTTCCTGAAAGCCCGGGGCATGTGTTTGCGCACCTTGCCCCAGAACTTCTCGGCCGGCGTCTTCTTCGACTTACTCATCGGTGCTCCTCCCCCACTGGCTGATGAGCACGTCCCGGATGGCCGCCATGCCCTTGGCGAGGGGCAGGTCGAAGCGACCATCGTCTTCGTTGTCATCGTCCCCAGCCGGGTCGACACTGGCCCACCGGCCGTCGTCGGCCACCTGAGCGATAACCAGGTCAGGCTCGTCCTTCCGCTTGATGCCGCCGATCAGCCGCATGATGAGGGCCCGCCTAAGCCGGTCGGTGAACACGCCCAGGTCCTCGGCGTTCACGACCCAGCTCGGCTCGCCGACAAGGATCCGGGCGCTGACCTCGGTCGGCCGGGTCTCGTGGGTGTGGGGCGGATCGGCGATGACCCAGGTCTGCTTGACCCTCTGCTCCGTCGAGCCCTCCGAGATACTGAGGATGTGCCCCAGACCAAACATGGGCGTCTCCACGACGCTCATGTAGCACAGGGGCATCGCTGTCGCCCCGGTGATGACGGCCCCATCGAAGGTCATGTACAGCTTGATGTCCTTGATGCCGAGCCTCTCCTCGGCGGTCTTCACGGTGGCGATCGCGGTCGTGCGTGCCAGCGTCCGGTTGTCGAGGTTGGTGGGCATCTCCTTAGCGATGCCCATCCCCAGAAGCTCCTCGATGCGCTCGTCGGTAATCATGGTGTCTCCTTCTCTTTCAGATCCGGTCCAGGGCAGCTCGGATGGCCTGGACGACGTCGCTGTAGCCCTCGCCCAGACCGTTGGGTGCGGTCCCGACGCGGAAGTGCATATAGTTCATATCCCCGTCATCGAGAAAGCGGACCCGGGTGCTACCGTCCCGGCCGGCGGTCAGGTAGAGCATGAACCTTGTGGCACCGGAGTCGTCCTCGACGAGGTCGAGCATGGCCTCCCCGTCGAGGTTCATGTCGCTGAGCCACAGGTTGTCGGTTCCGTGGCGAACCTTGTCCGCGATCCAGACTTGGAGGGTCTTGCGCAGGTCGACGAAGGCGTGCTCGATGGCGAGGTTCGACAGGCTGTCCTGCGTCTCCTTGAGGGCCTCGTTGAAGGTCCTGGCCTTGTCGAGGTCGGTGAGTATGCTGCCCCAGGTGTGCTCAAGGCTGGGCCCGAACCAGCACAGCTTGTGCTCCCCATTCAGGGGTCCGGGGGCGATGCACTTGTCGGCCTGCTCGCAGGCCAGCCCTGACTGTTCTTTCAGGAGGGCGAAGGCGTCGGCGACGATCACCTCCCGGAACTCGTCCGTCAGGGGCGTGTCGACCTGACTGTCGACGCCCCCGATCCGGTACCCGTCCCCGGTGCTCCGGATCTTGTACCGGGGGTAGCCGTCGAAGTAGACGACCCCGTCCGGGTGGAACCAGAGGGATTCGGGTGTGGTCAGGGCGTAGGGCAGGCGGTGCTGCACCCTCGCCCAGGCGTCGTGCATGGTCGTGTTGTTGCCGCTCATGTGTTCCTCTCTTTCTCGTTGGTGGCGGTGAAAGAAGCAGCTTATTGCTGGCTCTCGTCGCCGCCCTTGGCAAGGTGGTCGATGGCCGCCGTCACGGCCTCCCTAACCCGTTTGATCTGATCCCAGGACAAGTCGAAGACGGCGGCCGGCATGTTCCCGGTCCCCGTGACCACACGAACCAGCTGAGTCCCCTCAACCGGTGGCTTCTGGCAGACGCCGACCCACCGGGGGGCGGTGGAGTCATCCTGCGTGATGATGAGGACGGAGCCGGGCGGATGGCGAACGAGGATCCTGCCATCGTCACCCTGAACCCGGTAGACGATGTCCTCAGCGAGGCGGTCCTTCATGTAGTCGGCCAGGGCTGCGTGTACCTGGAATCGCAGGTCGAGGGGATTGATAATGTCCCCTTCGAGTTCGAAAATGGTCACACCGTCCTCGTCGACAGTGACCTCACCGTCGTCGACAACGAGCGTGCGGTAGGGCACGACGTCGTCCGGGTCCCCGCCGTCGTAGATAACTGTGGGGTCGGTGAAGTAGTCCAGCGTCGAGCCCAGGACCTGCTCCCGGATCAGCCGTGCGATATCACCCGCGCCGTCCCGGTTGAAGGGAAGAGTCTCATCGTAGTCGTTGAGACTGTATCCGCGGGGCACGTAGCGTCCCTGCTCGATACGGCCGAAGCGTATGGTGTGCGACCACCACACGTCCCCGACGATCCCCTCCCCTTTGCCTCCGTCCGAGTGGTCCCAGGTCAGGTAGTCGTCGATCGCCGGGCACTCAACGGCGTCGAGGGCCCGGTACCAGGTTCTCAGTGCGTGGTTCTCTCGCTGCGCGCGGGTGTCCGGGGTCATTGTTGTTGTCGTTGTCATTCGGTCTCCTTCGGGTTGGTCAGGAAGTCAAGCATGTCCTCCAGATCCACGTCGTCCTCGTAGTCCACGTACGCCTGGGTGTAGCGAACCCCGCCGTCCTCCTCGTAGTGGATGGTGAGCAGGTAGCCGACACCCTGCGTGAAGCGAACCGTCCGGCCTTCGAGGCTGACGGTGGCGTCGGCGGGGCCGGGCAGGGCCATGTGGGCCTTGTCGTCCTGGCCGGCGGGCAGGTTCCCTTCGACAAGCAGGTTGAGCAGCTCGGTGGCCACGTCGACGCACCAGGTGCGGCTGATGGCCTGGCGGATGTCCTCCCAGATAGCCCCAAGTCCGCCGAACTCGGTGTCCGAGAGGGTGTACACCTCGTCGTTGGTTCCGGCCCATCGCACGGTCCTGTCGTCGTTGTCGACATAGACGGGGGCGTCGGCGGGGATCAGCATGGTGAGGACCTGCTGGCGGATGAGACCAGCGGCGTCCTCAGGGGAGGTGAGGTACTCCCCCTCATCCCCGTTCTCCTCCCAGCCGTCGGGCATGAGGATGGGCATGTTGTTGTGCCGGTGCACCGCGCCGATGACGACCTCGTTGCCATCGACACCGACAATGCGCACGGTCCCGTCCTCGGTGTCCAGGGACAATGCGTTCTCGATACCGGTGTGCCCGATCTCATCGAGTGTGCGGTACCAGTGGCGGATCATGTCGGTCTCGGGTCGGCCGACCGTAATGATGGTCATGTTCTCTTCCTTCGGTTCGGATTGTTGGGGCTGCTTTCGACCCGTGCCGGGCGGGGGAGTCGAACCCCCGCTTCGACCGTCCCGGCTGTTGTGGTCTTTCACCACACGTAGATGTCCACCTCCTGGCCGGCCCGGCTGATGTCGGCGGTCCGACCGCACTTGACGCACACGGCCCCGACGAAAGACGGGTCGGGTACGGTCCCGAGCCGGGTGGCCGAATACTGTGGCGCGTGACGGGGGCACAGCGGTCCGTAGTGGGTGACCCCGCGCCGGATCCGGTCCGTCTGAGCGGGGGTAAGCACCAGGTAGCCCTCCGCCCTGAGCGCGGCCGACAGGAAGTCGTTCAGAACGGGTTCGGCCAGCGGGTCCCGCCCGTCGTAAGGCTTGCGGCCGAGCAGGTCGTTGGCCAGGCACCGCAAGCTCTCCCGGGTGAGCACGTGGTCAGCCCAACTGGGAGCAGCGTTCCACTCCGGTGCGTTATCCGTGTTCAGGGCGTCGACAATCCGCTCGATGAGGGCGTTGATGTTGGTCTTGCTATCGTCCATGTCTCTCTTCCTCTCGGTTGTTGTGATCGTGCTTCAGTCCGCGAAGCGGAGGAACGTCACAGCCCGGGCGATCAGGTCCTTGTCCCTCATCACACCGTAGTCCGCTCCCGCGACGGCCCGACCCTCCCCACACCGGTCGCCGCGCAGGACGATCATGGCCATGGGTTCGCCATCGCAGATCACGACGGCGCGGCCTCGGCGTCGGACGACGATATCCTTGGATCCCCAGTCAACGACCACATCCTTCTGGCTGTTGACCGCGTCGCGCAGGGCGTCGGCCAGGGCGACCCGGTGCTTGAACCCCGTGATGCGCACCAGGTGCGCCTTCAGGTCCTTGATGCTCCGGAAGCCGTCGAGGAAGGCGCCCATCTCCCCCGTCGGCGTCCACACCATGAACTCCCGCGTGGGGTTGAGTTCCCACGGCGGGATAACGGGCAGCGGCAGAGATTCCAGGACCTTCGCGAAGGCGACGTCTGTGATCAGCTGGGCGATCTTCTCCGTTGTGCTCCTGTCCAGGTAGATCGGCTTCCTGAACAGTCGATGCATGATGACGTGGTTCCCGTCCTGTTCGCGGTGAACATTGGCCAGGATTGTCGCCACTCGTCCCCGGCGCAGGATCACAGCGTTCTGGCATACTCCGACGCTGTCCCGGAATGGGCCGGGGATGCGGGCGATGACTTCGCTCCAGAGTTGTTCTTCGGTCATTGTTCTCCTATCTTCTTGTCGCCGTCAGTCCGGCTGGACCGCAGGGCCCTCCCCGTAGCGGCCGGCGCGTCCGAAAACTCGCAGCTCACGCACGGTGATCGCCAGGTCCGTCCGGATCTCAGCGTCCAAGTCGTCGCCGGTGGTGAAGACACCCTCGGCCCGACAGCGGAGGATGTTCCAGACCCGGTCGAGCTCGCCCTGACTCATCGAGTACAGGGCGGCCCGGATGATCATGGCCGGGCGGATCCCTTCGGGTGCGTCCCCGTCCTCGAAGACGAACCGCAGGGCGTTGCGGGCCTCTCCCAGGTTTCCTGCGAGCAGGGCTCCTCGGACGAGCCGGGCCTGTTCGTTCAGCCAGATGGTTTGGTTCATGATGATGCTTCCTCTCTTCTCTTGGTTGGCATCGTGCTCCCGGCGGGGCTCGAACCCGCTGCGCGGCCTTCCTTCACGACGGGAGCGGCCGCCCTTTAGGCGGCGTCACGCAGGACCTGGGTCAGGTTGTCCTCGGAACGGATGGAACCGCTCTCAAGAGTTTCGTCGGTAGCCCAGTCGACAACCATGTAGGAACCCCGCTTGGGGGTCCCGTCAGCGGCCCAGACGAAACTCACGCTCGTGTCTTGGCCCTTGTCCTCGTTGGGGATCGCCCAGATAACCTCAAGGCCGCCGTTCGAAGCCGGCTCCCGCCACACCCGGGCGCCGGTGGGGATGGAACGCCAGTTGCGGGCACGCCAGATGAAGTACCCGGCGTTGGAAGTGAAGTCGTTCATTGGTCTCTCTTTCGTTTTCGGTTGGCCGGGGCGGGCGAGTATGGGAATCTCGTCCCGCCCCGGCTCGGTTTTCGTTCTCAGTCGGCGACATGGGCCAGGAAGGCTTCGAGGTCCGCCTCGGTGGGCAGCGGGTAGCTCTCGTAGATGAAGGCACCCGGCTCGTACTCCTGGACCTGGCCGCTGCGCGGCGACCCGTCCTTGTTCCACAGGAACACTGGGATATCGTCCTCGTCCCCCTTGATGTGGAACACGACGACAAGGGCGCCGTCGGGGTTCAGGTGGAACTTGGTCTTGATGCGCGGGTGAAGGGCGTTCCTCAGCCGCCAGGCGATGAAGCCCGCGTTGGCGTGGGCGTGGTCGACATCGGCCAGGAGAGCGCTCAGGTTCTCCCACGGCATGTCGTTGCCCTTGCGAGGGGCGAAGATGACGCGGGCGGGGATCACGCCCCACGGCGTTTCGACAGAGCCCGGCTCGTCGCCGAGGAAGAACCGTCCCGCGTCGTCCCGGTCCTGGACGAGCCAGGACGACACGAGCAGGCTGGCAATCTTCCCCCGGACCTGGCCGACCGTGGGCCAGTCCGGACCGTACCAGTGGACGGGGTCGCTCCCTTCCTGCCCGTCCCAGCCTGGCTGGAAGGCGATGACGGAGTCATCCGCATAGAACCCGGGCGGGGCGTAGTAGGGCATCCTCCGGAGCTCCTCGTACGGGCGCAGAATCCCGCCGTCCAGGAGCGGTCCGACTTTGTCCCACCGGGACGGGTCGACAAGCCGGTTCTCAACCGTGTTCATTGTGTCTTCCTCTCTCTTCCGGTGCCGTACTTTTGCACGACATTCGCGCCCCGGGCCCGTGATGATCGAGCTAGAGTTCTCCTCCCGGGGCTGTTGGGTTGGGCGGGCGCGTATTAGAACTTTGTCACGCCGTGGCTCGGTTGGTGGTTGGTCAAGCGCGACGAGTCAACCCGTCACAACCGATGACCGTGCCATCCTCGTCCCGGATAAGCTTCCCCGGGCTCATCAGGTCGCCGCGATGAGCCGGCGCGGCGTCGGCGACAGCCTTCGCGACAATAAGGATGACGTCCTCCTCGGGCTCCGGGAGGCCGATGATCTCCCGGGGCGCGCCGGCAACGGCGACGACGACTTCGTGCCCCTGAATGGTCGTCTGCTCGGGAGGCAGGCGATCGTAGATCACCCGGGCCGCGCCCCGGGGATCCGGGTCAATGGTGACGAAGTCCCCGTCCGCGGTCTTGATGTAGAGCGGGTGGGGAGTGAGGTTGCAATAGATAGTCTCAGCAGTCATTTCAGGTTCCTCTTCTCTCTTCAAGGCAAGCCCGGATAGTTATTCGGACTTCGTGCCCCGGGGCGGCAGCGGGCCGCGGCGATCCTCTCTCCCGGGGCTAATGGGCCCTACACGTACTGCGCAAGGGCCCTAGTCAAGTCCCGCTCCGTTTCGAGCGAGACGTCCCGACTGAAATAGTCGGGGTCGTGGAAGTTCTCTCCAAACTCACCGCCGACCGGGTTGCCGTCGGCGTCCCAAACGAAGTATCCGAACTCCAATTCCCACCAGTCGTGGGTGACAACCTCCCAGACAACCTTCATCCCGCCGTCGGGCATCGCGCGGAACTCGGTAGGGGCAGGCAGGCTCGGGTTACGAACCCGCCACGCCCAATAGCCCTTGGGCTTACTCATGGTCTCTTCCTCTCTCAGTTGCGGCGCCAGATGACGTAGGAGTCGCCGCGGCCGTTCCCCGCCGTAGCGGCGTCCCAGCGGCAGCCGACGAACCCGTCGGGGATGGCCGCGTCGCCATCCTCATCCGACAAGCAATCGGCGACCGGTTCCCACTTGCAGTTCTCGGTGCCGCCGCGGGCGGCACGCTCGCAGTGAGGGGCGAGATAGGTGCTAGTGGTGACCGCGGCCGGCGCCGTAGCGGTGCCGACGGGAGCGGTGTTCCGGGCGCCGTCGGCCAGGAAAGCAATGCTCCCGACGATCATGGCGCCGCCGGCGACCAGGGCGGCGCCCGTGTACAGGACACGGGACAGAGTCCAGTCATTCGGGAAAGCGTGAACGGTTGTCATGGTTTGTTTTTCCTTTCGGTTCTGGGTTGGTGGGTGAGCGCATCGGATGATGCGCGTCGTGCTCCCGGGCCGGATCGAACGGCCCTACGCCGACGGGAGCGGCCCGCCTTACGGCGGGCGGTGTAATGGTGCGGTCAGGCGACGGCCGCGGGCGCCTTGAGTGAGTTCAGGGCCTTGAGCGCCCGGGCGACGGCGACGTCATCCCCGGCCGCGTAGGCGGCCATGAGAGCGTTGTGCGCGTCCAGCGCGCTGCGGGCGTCCGTGTAATCGGCGGGGAAAAACACTCCCCGGAACAGGGCCGTGAGGGCCTGAACGTCGGTCACGGGGACCGGAGCACGGTCCGGCTCCCAGCTGACAATGGCGGCGCGGTCGTCGGTGAAGCCGCCGACGAGGACACCACGGAGCCACACATTGCCCCCGGCCGCGACAGTCACGCCCCAGGCGATGTCCTGGGGCAGGGCGGTACGGAGCATCGTCTGACGGACCTGAGCGCGCGCAATCTTCCCAGTGTGGTTCATTTCAGTTTCCTTCCGGTTCAGTTGGGCGCAAACGGTTGTCTGCACCTCGCGCCCGGGCGCGGGATCGAACCGCGCTACTTCCTCCGTCGGATGACGGCCGGGCTGATAGTGGGGGTAGGGGTTAGGGCGGAGTAGGGGTAGGGCGGGCGTCAGGCGCTCAGAGCGGCCGCCACGGCGTCGCAGACGGGACGGACGATGCCATCCTCATCCCGCCAATCGATCGGGTCGTGCTCACCGGTCCAGATGATGTAGGGCCGGCCATCCGGGCCGGTCAGGACCACGGCGTCGTCGTGGTCCTGGCTGTAGTCGACGCTCGCCAGGACCGTCGTGCCGTCCGGGGCGTACAGCGCGATCTCGGGCCACGCGTCCGTCATGGCGCAGGACGCGGCGTCCGGGTGGCAGGCCATGAGTGCGTCGCTCACGGCGACGGCCGTGAGGGCCCGGGCGTCGTCGCACAGGACCGCAATGGTGGCAGGGAGGCTGCCGTGCGTGACGGGCGCCGGGTTAGCGTCCGTGGGGTCGAGCGCCACAGTAGCGTGGCCGCGGGCGTCGGGCACGACATGGGCGCCGCCGCCGATGAGGGACGCGATGTGGCGGGCCACGCACTCGACGGTGATGCCGATGGTCTCCTCGCAAGCGAGGAGCGGGTCATCCCAGGACGTACGGCCGTACTCCGGGTCGAGCTCCCACAGCGTGCTATCGCTGGGCCGCGTGTCCAGCGTCCCGATCCTGACGTAGCGCTCGTCATGGGGGATCGTGTTCGCGTCGGCGTCGCCGCGGTACATATCCACCATGAGATAGGTAGTCCGGCCCGCTCCGATCCCGCTGCACTCAACGCAGAGTCCCGGCGCGATCGCCGGGGCGTCGTCTTCGAGCGCACTACGGAGCCAGCCAAGCTGCTCATAGAGCAGCTCGGTCTGGACCTTGTCCCGGCCGTCATAGGCCGTGGCGGGGACAACGGCGTCGGTACTGTAGGCAGTCTTGGCATTCATTGTGGTTTCCTTCCGGTTTATGGGGGATGGATTGGTGGGGATTGTTTTGGTCCCGCGCCCGGTACTCTTTTGACAGAGTCCTCTCGCGCACTGCGGTGCGCCGGGCCCGTTCTGAGCGGGCCGCTTGGTTTTACCGGGCCGCGTATTTCGTCTTAAATCCGTTTTTGGTACACCTAGGGCTATTTTGGGATCCCCACGGCTTATGATGATGCGGGTTCGCGACTACCCGGGATGGGTAGCCGATCCGGCGCATCGCCGTGAGGGCCCGTATGGTCCTATGGGCACGGATCGCGTCTGGCTCGCCAGCCGCTCGCGATAATTTTTAACCGTCTATTGCATTACCGCGAATATTTAGTTCTCAATCTTCCCGGGGTACTAGGTCCGCTTTCCTATCCCCTTGCGATGACTCTAGTCTAGCGCGCCTGCTGGGGAATCTCAACCTATCTTTCCGTGATCTGTGTCACACTGGCTTGGGGCCGTATGTAACCGGGTCGGTAGCCGCCTGCCGTAAGGCGGGCGACGGGCCGGAAAGGGAGGATGAAGGGCGGGCGATGATGTTTCACGTGAAACATACTTCCCCGTCCTGGCTTTCCTTCCCCAGGGCGCACTATCCAATTTTCATCACGCGCGCTCACCGGGTAGGGGAGCACAGTGCCCCGGCGTCGGCTTGCACGACGCTAGTCTCTGTGGTCCGGGGCGGCCCGCGTAGGCGGGCAGGGTTGGGGGTTCAGGCGGCCGTCGCAGGGTGCCGGCTGGACGCGTACGCCGCGGGGTAGCCGGCCGCCGTGGCCAGCGCGTCAGCCAGACGCCCGCGCCAGTCGCCGCTTTGGGGGTAGCCCTTGGGGGCGTGGGCCAAGCCCGCGACCACGTAGGCGATGTCTGCTGGGGCGAGGGCGGTCAAGATTCCGTCGGCGATGGTCTGGGTGAGCGGGACGCCCTTGGAGAGATCTGAGGTCAGCTCATCCGCCGCGGCGCGGATGATGCCCTGAGCGGGGCAGTGCTGCCGATAGTAGGCGGCCGGGTAGCCCCACATGGTGGGGACCTGAGTGGGGATATTGCTCATAGTTGGGATCCTCTCGGTTTAGGTGTTGTCCGGGGTTCGTTCCCCTTGGCATGTATAAAGGTACCCCCATGGTGGGGCCGGGTCAAGGGAAAATGGGAGTATCTTTGCGTGATCTGGCCCACACTTTAAGTTACCGGGCGGTAAGTTGGGACGGGCTTGGTTTCACGTGAAACACGGGCGTGGTCTGCCTGTCTGTCTCGCGCGGGCCCTACGGGCAAGGCCGACAGCCGCCCGCTAGGGCGGGCGGCTTGGTTGGTTGGTTGGTTTCACGTGAAACACCGTGATGTGGGCGCCATCACAAAATAGGGGTTAGGCGGGGTAGGGAGGGGAGGAAGGGGACTAAGGTCCTGGGTTGGGAGGGGAGTGTGAGATAGGGCATATCAGGGTTCTTTAAGGGTTTAGGGCGGCCTAAAGGTAGTGCGCCAGACATAGTATGTGTGGCAGAGTAAGGGGAGGCTAAGTAGCGTCGCGCGGGGATTGGTGGGTGAGGGAGAGCACAAAATTGGTTTGGTGTTTACTAGGCCGACGATTTGACTTTCCGGGCGAGGCGTGGGCGACGGACACTAGGTAGACAGGCTAGTGTGACGGAGGTCATGTTGAATTGAAACGGTTCGGTATGGTATCACGCGCGCACGCGCGCGTGCGCGCGACGGGGAGAGTATTGGAATTTCGTCCCAAAAATTATGAAGTGGCGGAATGACGCCGATTTGGGAGTGTGATGAAGACCACATTGGTGTGACGTAGGTAATGAATAATTATGCACCGTGGGACTAATCAATATCATCTATCATCTCATCATCATCATCATCATCATTATCATCATTATCATCATTAATTCAAAATCTTATAAATGTTATCTAGATCACTTAATCACTCTTTTCACATAATCTTGAGTTTGGACTTTCCGTTGCAATTCCGCCAATTTACTATTTTCGGCGCTATATTTTTGGGGCTTATGCACGCGCATGTACGCGCGTAGCGCGCGTGATACACCATGACCGTTCAGTCAGTCAAGAGAGTGCTTGATCACATTTTAAAGGGAGAGGATTGCATAGGAGCGATTCTGCGGGCCTATCGCCCGCCGCCTAGGCCCGGGTACTGACCCGACCCCGTTCGTCGCTTCTAGGCCCCATAGCGTGAGCCCTAGGGGTATGCCTGCCCCTGGGCCAGCGGCCGGGCCCGGGCATGCGCACGCGTCATGCGCCCGGGCGTGCACATATGCGGGCGCGTGAGTGCTCTGTGCGCACGGGCACGCGCGCGGATAGCACGCACAGTGCACGGTGCGCAAGACTTTGGCGGTGTGAGCTAGAGCACGGGGGATTTTAGCTGGGAGATAGCTGGGAGCGGAGCTTGTCTGTGGCCACCCGGGCAGGGGGACCTATCGGCGTCGTCTCAACGATTCCGGTCCGATAAGAAGCATTATGACAAAATTATGTGTGCTACGTCATGCTACGGGGAAATTTGCAGGGCGGCATTCTAGCACGGGCGCCGGGGGAAAATCAAGCCGGCGGCGACGGCCGGCCGACGGAGGCAAAATCGGATGCTTCCTGCGACGGGGACGGGTACGCGGGTGCGAGGTCTCGGGCGTGTCGGCCTCTGTCGGCCCCTTCAGGTGGAGCGTGTGCCCAGGGTGTGTCGATGGGGTCTGTGACCCGCCTCTCTTGACAACCGCTCTCCCCGTGTGCTACCGCCGCCCTGTTTTGAAGCTGTCGAACAAGCTACCTCCTCGATACCCCCCACCCGTATCCCGTATTCGCCCCCTCCCCCAATCTTCCTCACCAACGAGCCCTTCCGTCTTTTCCTCGTCCCCCCAACACTTCCTCGCTATGCCCACAC